CTGCCGATGAATGTGGACGGAGTGGTCGGGCGCCCCGGCTTTGCAGGTCCGGGCGCTGCGGTCGGGGCAGTGGTGGCGGGGGTTGTGGCTGCGGGAGTGGCTGGGGTGTCACCATCGGGTTTGACGCCACCTGCGCCAGCATCGGGCTTGCCCTTGCCGAGGAGTTGTCCTAGTCCACCGCCACCGACGAGACTGAGTAGGCCCATAGGGTCCATTAGGATGCCATCCTTTCAGCCGAGTAGGGGTCGTATTCATGCTCGGCTTGGTTTGGGTTTTGCATGTGGGCGAACTCGCCGCCAGCGTGGGGATTACGGGCCAAGGGACCGCCAAAGGTTAGGGCGAGGGCGTCGAGGGTATCGAGATCGAGGTCGGGGTTCTCATCGAGCAGGTCCTCTTTGGAAGTGAGGATGATCTCGTCGCCCTGTTTGGTTTCACGGTAGGTGTACTTGATCGCCAGCATCGCGGTGCGGAGTTCGGGCGACTGTGGCAGCATTCCGGTCTTGAGCCACGCGCGCAGAGCACCATACATCGCGGCGCGCATGTTGGCATAGCGTTCGCCGGAGTTGTCATTGGCGATGCCGGTGATGGAGTCCTTGGCACCGAATTGGACTTCCCACACGAAGAGTTGTTGGTGTCGGCATTGATCGACGACGCCGCCACCGACACCACCACCATCGATAAAGATACCATCGGGGCGCCATTGGGTGAAGGCATCGAAGACCCGTTGGGCGAGTTCGGTGGTGCTCAGCCCAGAGTACAACTTTCGTTCGATCGTTCGGGCATCACGACCCTTGCGGGGGAATAGAACCGAATTGTTTCGCCCGAAACGCGCGACATCGACCCCAAGTGCCAGTGGGGTGAACGCATCAACGAATACTTCTCGATCTGGTGACATGGCCGCGTCAATCTCTGCGGCAGAGAAGAATTCCATTTCGCCACGGCGGGGGAACTGGCCAAGGACACGAACACGGAACCAATCAGTGTCAGCGCCGTAGATAGATTCCCAACGCGCGATGCGGGCTTTGTTGGTGATCTCGACGGTGCGGCTATCAAGCTGCCGCGACTTCCACATCGACGCATGTTTGCCCTCCCCGAAGCATTCACGGAAGCGGCCGGAGTTGCGGGTGGGGTTGCCGAAGACTAGCCAGATGATTTGGGTGTCACTGTCGGTGGTGGCACCTTCAATGGTTTCCCATATGATGTCGGCGATGGCCGAGGCCTCGTCGAAGATGATCAGCAGGCGCTTGCCCTTGTTGTGCATGCCTGCGAAGGCTTCTGGGTTGGTCTCGGACCACGCGATCATATCGATACGCCACGTGCGCTCGCGAGTAGGGTCCTTGGAGACAAGGGAGGTGGCGTTTAGGGTGAAGTGGTCCCGCGCGAAGAAGCAGAGGTTGAACCAACGACCGAGTTCGGCCCATGTCTTAGTCTTAAGCTGTGTCTCTGTATTCGCTGTAACGACGCCTCGACAATCAGGGAATGTGGTAAATGCCCATAGTATGAGCATGGAAACGAGAGCAGACTTACCCACTCCGTGGCCAGAGGCGGTAGCGAGTTGGATGGGTTGACCTTCCTCTCCGGTATCGTCAGGGTAATCGTTTGCACGTTGAATCGCCTCCTCAATGGACAGCAGACCCTGTCGGACTTCCTCCATGATCTCACGCTGCCACGCCAGCGGACCATCGTACTTGGCGAGGATGGTACCGGGTTCGCCCCAAGGGAATGCACCAAGGGCAAAGGCTAGGGGATCGTTGGAGACCTCAGCGAGCCAAGCGAGCAGGTCCTCGGTCATGGCATTGGCGCCATCAGAGCGCAGAGAGGGGGCAACGAGATCAAGCCCATCGGGTGTCCGACTAGCACTCGACAGGCGATCTAACATGCTGCCCCCTCCCTACCCTAGAACCGCCGCGCAATTGGCGGTGAAGGGATGTGTCGATTGGGCGGCCCCGGCCGGGCGACAGTGGGGCTGTGTGCAGCCGGGGCCGATTGGGGAGCTAGGGAAGTCCCCCCAACAACGCGGGCACTCTCGACGCCTGAGGCGCGCTTGCGTGCCGATTCGAGTTGCGCAGCGAAGTCGACGTTGACGTTGACGTTCTTGCGCTCCTTGCCATAGCCAATGCGATCGAAGCCGAGTTCGGAGATGCCGAGGAGTTCACGGGTGGGGAGGGTCTCCCCTTTCTCCTCGGCCTCTTCGAGCTTCTGTGCGATCTGGGCCTGCGCCTTGATCGCGTTGGTGCGCATGAACTCGATCACCGGGTCGATCGAATTGATGTACTCGGCGGTGACCACGGCACGGTAGTGCGCGACAAGTTCGATGAACGCCGGGTCTTGGCGCAGGACAGTGACGCGGTTGTAGCTGATGCCACAGGTCTCTGCGATCACGGCATTGCTGAGGCCAGCGGCTGCTGCACGCGCGATACGGTGATGGGAATCGCGCAGGGACTGAAGTGCCTTCGGGGGCCGAGGCGTAGCGAGCACAGAGAGATCGGCACGCGACAGCACACGGATGTCAGAGACTTCCGGCTGCTGGCGCTAGACCCGTGCCCGCGGCAGGGCCACGATTAGAACCTCCGAAGGATAGGCGGCGACGCCGGGCGCGGGTTGAACGGCACGGTGATGTCGCCGATGGTGATGGTGAACTCGGTTGCGACGGGCGTGGGAGCCTTTAGCTTGACGTTGTACTTCGGCTTGTAGAGGTCGATCAGTGCGCGCTCGAGTCGGTCGAGGTCTTCGACCTTGCATGAGAGGACATGGACTTCGTCGAAGAGGATGCCCTTGATGGGCAACCACCCCGGTGTGCGCTTGCGGCCCCACAGGGACTTGTGCGAGTACACACGCGAGAGGGGTTGCTTGGACTGGCCGATGTACACCACAACGCCTTCGCGCAGCAGTGCATAGACCCCGGGCCGCAACATCGCAGTTGCATCTGTGAATCCTTCCAGCACAGACTTACATCCTTCTTGCTATAGGCGGTTGCTTATTGGGTGAGATTATGGTTGCCAATAATTGATCAAACGAAATATCTAAATTGGTTTTGTTGTATCGAATATTGTATTTTGGCGTATGATGTTCAATTAATGCCCTCTCAACACTATGTAAGTCGACAGTGGGACAAGGCAAAATCCACACTGAATCAAATTTCATCTTGTACCCGCGTACCACTTTGGCTTTCTTGAACGGGGTGGGAATGGCCTTAAGGGGCCCAACCGCGTGCTGACCCAGACGCACACAGGGCATATTAGATTTGCCTATGTAAACAATTTGCCCTTCGTACACAAGCGCATAAATTGCAGGCTGCAAAACCTGCGTGATGTCAACAAAGCCGTCGGGTTTCACACCAGTCTCCCAATTTACACAACCATTGAACCACAACCATAGCAAGTTGTCAAGCCCCCTGCGCAGAGCGTTTTGATACGTATGTTTCAAATTTCGCACGCGATATGACAGGGCTATCTGGCCAATGCGCGGGGACAAAATTTTGGGCCGCCCCGGGGTCATCACCCGGGGCGGCCCAGATTGTGCGGTGCGATAGCTGCGGTGCAGCAAGGGCGCAGCCTAGTCCTTGCGAGCAAGCAGCTTGGCGTTGGCGGTGATGAAGGCGTTGATCTCCTTCACCGTCTCGGGGGCAAGCAGCCGTTCCCACTGCGAGGCGTAGAGCGTGGTCGGGAAGCGACCGAGACCATAGACGGACAGTCCGCCCTTCTCGGTGACCTTAAGCGTCAGCTTGCGTGCGGGTTGCGCTGCCATCTGGGCAACGAGGGCGCGCAGTTCATCGGCAGACATCTTGCTGAGTGCTTCCATGTTGATGGCCATGTGAGTGCTCCTATGGGGTCGGGATCAAGGCCGGACCATCCGGCCGCCGACAACGCCACAATCGCACCGATCGCCCCGCAACACAAGCGCCGTTTTCGCATGGCGGCCATGCGCTCGGTGCATGACTCGATGGCACGCCGCTTGCACTCGCACGCGCTATGCTGCAACGCAGCCATTGCAGTGCAACATAGCTGGCGCGATCGAGCCCTCCCGGCTTGCCCTGTCTAATTGGCCTCTCATGATCCTCTCATAGCCTAGCTGTGCATAGGGCCACCCGTGTATGGGGGTGGGGGAGTGCCCTCGGGGGGCGTGTTCTGGCCTTATCAAGATTCTCTCTATATGACACATACACCCTCCCACCCCCATACACGGGTGGCCCTATGCCCGACTAGGGAGTGAGGGCACCATGAGGGGAGGATTAGGCTACACTAGTGCAGGGATGGGGAATTCATGGCGAAATTGCTGGAGATTGTGCTTGACTATCCGCGGTTGGTGTGGTATAGTGATACAATGGCCCAAGCGACCATATCGACTGACCTGTGAAGGTAGGACACAATGCCCAGAAAGCCTAAGCCACCTATGCCGATGATTATTGAAGGGCTGAGTGATCGCAGGCAGCGTGCTGTGGATGATTTCACGGGCGAAGCGATTGATCTACCTAACCTGCCACCAATTCCCACTGCGAATGAACTATATGCCATGCGCAAGCGTCAGGCTAGACTTGAAGCCGCACAATTGCTTAGTCTAGTTGCACCTAGGCCCAAACCTCGCCAAGTTCCCCTAATTCCACAGGGCAAGCGGATAGTGTATGATAAGCAGGGCAAGCCTGTGGAGTTAGCTGGCAAGACTATGCTGGTTGATCTGCCCAAGTGGCGCAGGGTGTGAGGGCTGAGGCTAGATGTACGTCAAGCTAATGCAATCTCGCGACCTAATTACCCACTTGCCTCGCGGCGCAATGGCGAGCGCATCACGAAATCGTGATTTGACGACCGGCGGCGCGGCGTGGTATAGTTGGGGCATTCAATCGGACTGTGGAGATAATCTAATGCACATCATGACCAAAGACGGATGGAAGCAGCTTTCGCCGCGTGAATGCACTGCTCCGGGGCATACGCCCACGCTGCTTGAGCGTGAGGGCATCCCTCCGGGCTATGAGCCGACGAAGGCGATGGCCGAGTATGCCAACGCATTCGGTAATGGCGTGTACTTCGAGTACTTCGCCAATGGCACTACCAAGCAGATCAAGCCCGCTATTCACCCGCTTCGTGGAATGTTCTAGTCGCTGTGGGCCAACGGCCCTGCTAGTGGACTGACATCCTGTCTTACGCCCGGCGGTCCTAGCGACCTACCGGGCTTAGGGCAGTAGGGAGAGCACCCATATCATGCTCATGCGGCAGCATTCTCTGCCGGGCTGTTTGATATCGCAATCCGTGCTCCACACTAGGGCGCTTCTGCCCTAGGAGGACTACACCATGCAGCAGATGACTTTCACCGCCGCTTGCAACAACTATTTCGGTCGCAAGCCGGGGCAGAACCTTGGCGAGTTCCAGCAGGAACTCAAGGCCCTCAACACCGAGGACCGTGAGTACTTCAAGCGGGAGTTCGCCAAGATCGGCATCGAGATCATCAGCTAATCCGCTGACGGGACACTCTTCGGAGTGTCCTAGTGTGGAGCAATGATTGCATCAGGACTACGGGATTGTGCAGGCCAGCGGTGCGGTGACAGTGAGTTCCCCCAACTCATTGGCAGTCACAGTGGCAGGGATTAATCAATATGCCATTGCTGCACCGTTGCCCCGTGCAATCCCGCACGATTAAGCCAACAAGACAGCTGTGAACTAGAGGCTCTGCCTCATTGGTGATGCTGAGAGTACAGTGCCGAACCCATGCCCAGCATGGCTACGCAAGGTCAAAGTCAGCACATAGACAATGGGCCAACCTTTACGATGTTCTCATACAACTGTGGAGGCTTTCCACCCAAGACGTAGGTAACCAATGACCAACGTAGACACCAACGACGCTTCCGACACCACCACGGCAACCCCGTCCACGCTTGTGCAGGTTGCACTCAAGAATGCCGCGGGCACGATTGAGGTTGACACTGCGCGTCTGCCTGACGAGGTGTACCGCGAAGCCCTCATGCAGGGCCTCAAGGTCATCGCCGAGCGTGGCATGTCCAAGCTGACGAAGGAGGCATACCCCGACGAGACCGAACGCAAGGCCGCGATCAAGGCCAAGGCCCTCGAAAATGTCGACGACATGTACGCGGGCAAGACCAAGATCACCGGCGCTGCCAAGGTCAAGAAGGCTTCGGGAGCCGTGATGACTGAGGCGATGCGCTTGGCGCGCAATCTGGTCAAGGACGCCATGAAGGCGAACAAGATCAAGATCAGCACTGTCAAGGCGTCGGAGATCACCAAGGCCGCGAAGGCCCTGCTCGAAGCCGATGCTTCGATCTTGGCCACGGCCGAGGCGAACCTGAAGCAGCGTGAACAGACGCCGGTTAAGATCGACATCACCAAGTTGATCCACGCCGACCCTGAACTCGTTGCCAAGGACGAGGCCAAGAAGGCTGCGGCTAAGAAGGACAAGCCCCTAAGCGCAAAGCAGGCCGGTAAGGTCGCGCCGCGAGCGAAGGGTGCGAAGCCCCAACCGCAGCCGACGGCCTAAATAACCTAGGCCACTGAGTGTATGCAAGACTTGCTTCGGCAATGATCTACACTCAGTGGCCGCATTGGGGAGACCCACATTTGACTTGGAAGCAAATCACTACGGGGTGAGCCCGTATCATCGAAAGCCATAGCCACCTTATCTTTGTGGCAGCCTAAAGCCTAGGATCATGCTGACGCGGATATATCCTTAGAGATTGACGCTGACGATGACCAAAACTATCCCGCTGACGCGGAGCCGATTAACCTAGCGGCTTAAACCTTCGGTAGTGTGAGAACCACTATAACCATCCGGTGAGCCATCGACCGAAACAGTGCTACTACCTTTCGATGCCAGTAGCATCAACCGCAGGGCACCTATGCGCAGTGTCGCACAAGGCCCCTGCGGACTACCCTTCGCAAAGTCAGGCATAGCTACAAGATGCCTGAGATGTGCAAACCCCGAGGGCCAGCCCCTCATTGATGAAAGGTTCCGACTATGAGTCCGTCCGTAGGTAACTTCGTCCATGACTTGGTTGAGATGGCCAAGGCAATGGAAACCCTGCCGCAGGTGCAGCATCAGCTTGACGCCGCGCTCAAAGCCAACGCTGATCTGCTCGACCGCATCCAATCGCTGGAAATCCGGCTCCTGGACCGTGCCAGCGAGATCGACGCCCTCCACGCCAAGATCAGGGAGGCGGAGCAGGCCCGAGATCAGGCCGAGACCATGTTTCTGGAAGAGACTGATCGAACGGCGTCGTTCAAGTCTTTCGTGGAGAATCTCTTCGGCACTGCTGGTAATCTGCTCAAGGCTGCGTCGCCGCCTGCGCCGCTGGCCGTTCCGGAGGTGGAACAGGTTCACGAAGCGGCACCAACCACTGAGATAGCCCCAGCACAGGAACGTCACGATATGTTCCCTGAACCGGAATACTACATCAGCGGCTCCCCTGAGAACATCGACAGCCAGTCCAGTGGCCCGGCCGAAGGGCAGAGTGCAGCGGACCCTACTGCAAACAGGCACGGTTCTCCCGCCTCGCCCATCACTGCATCCTCAGAGACTGTTGGCAGTCAGGAACCTGTCAGTACGGTTGAGCCTCAGCCCGGCCCCTACACCGGCAAGTGGTACAGTGACCGCCCTGAACTCATCAGCCTCTCCGACTGGCTGGCCGGGGGTGGCACTGAGGAACGCTATTGGGGCCGTCCGCCGACTGCACAAGGTGTAGGCTAACCCTCTGGCCCCACAGGCTTCACCGCTTGTGGGGCCATTTCTTTGCATAGGTTAGGAGGACGCCGATGCATAACACAATCGACTACAGCAAATCCCCTGCACCCGGTTTTGACGCTGTGCAAGACATCAAAGACTGGCTTGGGCCTGAGCGTTGGGCCAAAGTCTATCCTGAGTTTGCCAAGATCACCAACTGCGCACAGTTTGCCTTGTATTGCAGCCTTGCAGGCATTCGGGGCTTCCCTGTGCGCGCTTGGTATGAGCACTACCACGGTCAAGGCTCTTGGAAACAGGAGGACTTGGATGGACTATAGTCATCACATCATCGCTTGGCTAGTCTGGCGATGTATTCACGGAGGACCACATCATGCGACTGACTAAAGGCAATCCCGAACGCAAGGCTCGCCGTGTAAGCAAGCGCTATCTGAAGATGCGTGACTACAAGCCCAACGGCGAACGGGAAGTAGCCTGACGACGCAAGCAAATCGCTGAAGGCAGACTGAAGCCTACCTGACCGACCCCAATGCCCCCACTGGCTCACGCCTCTGGGGGCATTTCTTTGCCCACTAGGGATCACTAAGCCTCTTGACTTACTAGGGATTTAGTGGTACAATGGTAAGATAGAATGGGGAATCCACCATGTCCGACCTAACCCTCACCATCGTGCTTGGCATCACCCTCGCATTCGCCCTCGCCACCTTCTGCGCTGCGGCGCACACTTTCATCTTCTCCCCAATCCTTCGCGCCCTGCGCCAGCGAATTGGCCGTTCCTCATACCGTGGAGAGGGGAAATGATCGACCTCCCTGCACTCTACGACTGCTACGTCCAGTTCATCCACAACATCGGTGGAACGCCAATCACCTACGAACAGTGGCTCGCTGTGAACCCAAACCTCTGCGCACCTCGACGTGACAGCGACATCGAATTCGACTACGCCAAAGAGCATGATGGAGATGCACAGTGACCCAACAAACCATCTACTCCTTCAAGACCGAAATCGATCACCTCAGCATCGAACGCATTCGCGTATCCAAATTCGTCGATGGCGAACTCGAATCCTCCTACCTCACCACCTTCGACCAGTGTGAATGCCCTGCTGGCGTGCGCCCATCCTGCCGTCATCGCCAAATGCTCCCCCAGATGCTCGCCGCTGGGATCGTCAACACCCACTGGTTCTGGGACTTCGATCTTGGCCGACCAGTGGACTTTTCCGGTGAACTGAAGTCCAACATCGACGCGATGAATGAATTGGCCGCGCGCGAGGCTGAGGACCCACATAGCACAACGGTTAGTGCGCCGGACTTTGATTCCGGAGATACTGGTTCGATTCCAGTTGTGGGCGCCAGCCCTGCTAGTCTACCTGCTACCCGTGTTCTTGAAGGTGAAATCCTTCCTCCGCACAAATACACCATTCGTACACAACTTTCCAAGGCATCATGGCGGAGGCTGTAATGATGGGCCAACTAGACCGCGATTGCATCCCACCCCATGCCGTGACCATGTGGACCGACGGCAGGGACATCTATGTCGCCCTGCCAATGACCAAGGGCGGCACGCCATTCATCACCCGCTATTCACTCAGCGAAGGTGGACTCTCCAAGGCCCTCGAAGTGCTCAAAGCGAAGGCCAAGGAAGTCCTCACCCCCACCGCCGCGCAGCCCCTAGACCTCACCCGCGAAGCCCACGAACGCAAGTTCAAGGACCAGCCGGTGGTCAAAACCACCAAGGCACGGGAGAAGCTGCTCGCCGAAACGACGCAGGAGCAACGAGATGCGGCGCAGGCATTACTGCGCAAGTTGGGGCTGGTGAAATGACCCAACTTATATTCGAGCCAGAATTCTACCCCCGCACCATGACTCGGGCAGAGTGGCTCCGTGCTTATCGTTGGGTGCGTAAGACAAAGAGGGAATTAGCATCACAGCAAGAACGGATTGTTGCTGTCGCCCTTCTTTCAGGGGATGATCGACTGCGCAAGGAGGTATTTGATAAATTAATATACCCTCCGCTACTTGTCGTTCCAGACATCAATCTTCCATACGACATTGATCTCAGTCCGGGGGCAATCAGCTATGTTCGTAAACCCCGCAAGGGATTTCTTCCATGACCGACCTCTACCTCATTGCTCATAAGGTCCGTGGCGAACCCGCATTCGATGTCGCCCAACACGCGATCTGTGTCCACTGCCAAAGCTACGAATCCGTAACCGGCGTGTGGTGCGAAGCGACAACGCCACAGAGTGAGTGTGCACAGTGCGATGGGAAGGGATATACGTGGATCATCCCCACCTCGGGGCATGGGGCGCATCCATATTATGTTATTAGTCTTAGCGAACTTGATAATTATGGCTGGCTTGAGCAAAAGCACAATCCTATGCCCCCCGATCTCCCCGACCACTACCCCACACGAGCCGAGCCCCAGCGCTCCCTTGTCGATCTCCTCGGCATCAAGGCAAAGCCACAGGCGCCTAGCGCCCCAATCAAGCGGAGGTTCTAATGTATTGGTACTGGAAAGTTCGCATTTATCGCGGCGACAACTACGCCATTGGTTGGGTTCGAACCAATCGTGACTTGCACGAGATTGATGTCATTCAGGACCTATACAAAAGCATGACTCATCACAAGATGCTCCTTGAAGGCATGGGCGAACAGCCATTCATTGGTGTCATTGACCTGCACGCTGCATTCGTTACACTCTGGGACCGTATTTGATGCCCCACCGTCGTCCTGACCACCGCCCCAACTGGCGCGACCCCAACATGCCCGTAATGCGCGACTATCGCATGGGCGATGGATCGGTGCGCCATATCGTCGACCCCGACTACGAACGCCGCTACCGTGAGATGTTGATGCAAACCACCGCACACGTTTCGTGGCGGAATGACCCGACCTATGACCTCAAGAAGCAAAGGAAGAAGCTATGAGCCTACCTGAATGGCTAACTGATTTCTCTGGGCGCAAACGCCGTATTCATGATCTTGAAGCTGAATGCGACCGACTTCGCACAAACTTAATTAATGAAAGCAATCAACATCGTACTGAGGAAGCTTCTCTGCAAAACAAACTCCGTGCTGCGCAGAACCAGATCGAATACCTCGTCCGCACCATTCGCGACATGGATCAGGAAATCTGGCACATGGGGCAAAAGACCGATTGGATTCAGCAGCGTCCGCATTTCGTAAAGTTGCACGATGAAATGACCGCGCGGAAGGTTGAGGAGTCCAAACGAATTGGCTCCATAATCCGTGGTGAGATCATCGACACTTACGCAGGCGATGCACAGAAGAGGATCGGCAAATGAGTGAACCCTTCTCCACCCTCGGCGGCATCGCCACGAAGGACGAAGCCTATCGCAAACTCCAACACCATTTGCAAGAGGGCCAGAACCAATGCCACGTCATCGGCCATCTCTTCAACACCGAGGATGACGCCCGATCGAAGCTCATGGCCAAAGGCTGGCACGGCGTCGCCGAGATGCTGAAGATGGTCGAGATACAGGTGCGGGAGATCATGATGGGGAAGATGCAATGAATAAGTCTGAAGGCACTCATGAAATCGTGAATGCGGCATTGGCAGCGGGAATCATACGAGATCTTGTTCCAGTTACTCAAGGTCCGCGTGAGGCTTATGCCATATTGGTGCTTGCTATATGGCTTCTCAATTTTGAAATCGGCGATGAGAAAGCTTCCATAGACGATTTGTGTGCTGAAGTTGTTGCTTCTCTTCGCTCTATCTCTGCACCAATCAGGAAACCTTCATGACCCCCACCACCGAACAAACTTCCATCCTCGACGCCTGCGCATCCTCCACCGACAACCTCATGATCAACGCCCTTGCAGGCACCGGCAAATCCGCGACGTTGAAGATGATCGACCGACAGGATCGCATTCAGCCCGCCCTCTATCTCGTGTTCAACCGCCGCAACGCCGACGAGGCGCTCGCCGCCCAGAAGGCCGAGGAGTTCCGCCCATCGACCGTGATCAAGACCTTCAACGGCCTTGGCCACGGCATCTGGGCCAAGGCCATCGCCCATCCGATCAATCTCGACAAGGGCAAGATGCGCCTGCTATGGCGTGAGTGCATCGACGAACTCTCCAAGGCCGACGCCGCTGACGCTTGGCGCGAATACATGGTCATCATGGATGGCCTCGAGAAAGCGAAGGCCCTTGGCTATGTTCCACCCGATGTGAAGGTGGCCGAGAGCATCATCACCCGTGCCGATCTTGTCCGTGCAATGGACGAAGAGCCTTCGGAATTCGCCGGTTCCCTCATCGACCAACTCCTCCGTGAAAGCATAAGGCGGGCATACAATGGCCTCATCGATTTCAACGATCAGATTTACATGCCCGCGCTCTTTGGCGGTCCCTTTCCGAAGTTCCCTCGGATCATGGTCGATGAGTATCAGGATCAAAATCCCACAAATCATCGTCTCATTCAACGACTTGTCAACAAAGGCGGAGCGCGACTTATTGGCGTCGGTGATCCAAACCAGAACATATACGGATTCCGTGGAGCCAAAGCAGGAGGAATGAGTGCAGCTGTGGCCGAGTATTCGATGCAGGAACTCTCCCTATCGGTCTCGTTCCGCTGCCCCTCAGAGATCGTCAAGGCCGCCCGCTGGCGGGTTCCCCACTTTCAATGGTTCAAGGAGGGCGGCAGTGTTGTCGACCGCACGGATCGCTTTAACGGTGACGCTATTCCTGATGATGCCACTGTTATCTGTCGTAACAATGCTCCGCTCCTGCGACTGGCTTTCCGTCTCCTTGGCGCAGGCCGTTCTGTGCTTGTGGTTGGTTCGGAACTTGGTCCACGCCTTGTCGCGATTATGAAGAAACTCGGCGGAAATGACACACGGAAGAAGGATGTCCTCGACGCCATCGAGCACTGGCGGGACGAGAAATTGGCCGCCAATTCCAAGTCCGCCAACGATCTCGCCGACTGCATGCGTGTGTTCGCCGAACATGGCGACACCCTCGGCTCCATGATCTCCTACGCCGAGCATATCTTCAAACAACAGGGCACCATCCGCCTACTCACTGGTCACAAGTCCAAGGGCCTCGAGTTCCGCGATGTGTACTGGCTCGACCCGCACCTCTGCGACGAGCGAGAGCAGGACCGCAATCTCGCTTACGTAATCACCACGCGAAGTGAGAATAATCTCACGATGCTTGACTCCTCTCACATTCTCTGGTAAGATAGAGGGATAATGTGCCAAGAAGCCTTCGTGGGTCTCCGTTGTCCTCACTGCGCCAGCATTCGCGTTCATGTGATGCAAACCTTCCGTCTCGATGGGGCCATCATGCGCCGCCGTAAATGCCGCGAGTGCACACGTCTCTTCCGCACCTACGAGATCGAGGCAAGCCTCGTTCCCACTGATCCAAAGTTCGACTTCCTTTATCGAAGGGACAATGAATGAGCCTCCCCAACTCCCTCGCGGCCTACGCCGACTGCCGCGAATTGTTCGAAGCCGCGTTGCGTGATCCCAAGGGCGCTCGCGCCAAGCTGGCGGACTACGATGCCTGCATCCGCTTCCGCACGCGGTTGCACTACTTTCGCAAGTTGGATCGCGGTGCCAACGCCACGGTGTACAACCCCGACCATCCAATGTTCGGCACATCGGTCTATGACCCCTATGTCGTGCAAATCTTCCCCGACGAGGATGGCGACGGGTGTTGGATTTACATCCAGCCGATCGGTGCACAGGTCCTGCTGATCGAGGGCCTCAGTGAAGGCGGCGCTGATATAATCGACGTGGAGTCGCACGAAGTGCACATGATTAAGGACCAAAGCAAATGAGCAGGAACTTTGAATGCCCAAAATGCAAAGCCGAAATCGGTGACACTTATCAGGATGATGACCCTGATGTCGGCATCGGTGCTGGCTACTATTGCGAAGCCTGCAATGAGGGCTATCCTGCTGAGTACGAATCCTCTGACGACTATGTGATGATTTCAGGAACTGGCGGAGGTGGCAGCCATCTGTGTGTCTGTGGCACTCCTAAGAAAATGGGCTATGGCCTAGCTGGGGGTGGTATAGGCCCATACATGTACTGCCCCAAGTGCGGCATCGTCACCGACAAGTCTCAGGAGCCCCCGTAATGGCCAAGCCCTCCCCACTTACATGGCTCCCCCTCTGGCAACGTGCCGTCGATCCAGCGGTCGAAATCGGCATCGCCTTCAAGGTCACCGGTGTCGACCGCGAATACTTCCGCAACACCCTCTACGAATGCCGCAAGCAGGCCGCCGATCCGGCGCTTGACGAGATCATCATGTTCCTCCCCGGCGGGGACCACACGGATGAAATCTGGCTGTGCAAGAAAGCAGTGGAGCTAGACGCCTGATGCCCATCCGTGCTGACGCCCCACTTCGCCGCGTGACTATGAACTTCTACGCTGAGGATGTTGAGTGGCTTCAACGTGAGTATGGCGATGGCTGGACCGAACGAATTCGCCAGCATATTCACAGCGAAGTCACAAGACGCCGCAGTGAACAAATCATGATCAAACCCAAATACAGAACCCTTGGAGACTTAGGCGATGAACACTGACCCCAACGAACCATTTGGTCGGCAACCAAAACGAGTTAAGATCACCTTCGAAGGTGAACAAATCGACATCGATAACTATGCTCGTATGTTCCAGCGCAAAATCCTGCTCGGCACATATGATCAATGTGATCGCTGCGGCAACACCCTCACCATTTATCCGCGAGCAGTCAATGACTAACCATGACCCCCTCGACGCCCTAGCCAAGCCACCGCCGCCGCCGTCCGAACTGGACGAACTCATGTCCCGTGATCCGCTCGACCTATCGGAGCAGGACGTGGATAAGATCATCGCCGTCCAGCGCCAAGCCCGTGCGGCCCGTGAGGCCCCAGCAGGTGGCCGACGCAGGAAGTCCGACCTCGTCGAACACGCCAATGAGAAGCCGATCCA